CACACTTTCTGTATTTGGGTATACTTTTTGTATTATTGCTTCGTAATCCCTACCTGTAACCGCCCTGTGCTGTGCGGAATACAGTCTAGGAGCAAAATACTTAACTGAGTCAATAGACTCAATCTCACCGCCATTAGCAGCAGCTGAAGTTGTATTAAGTATTGGTAATGATACTGGTGGTATGATATTATCAAGAGTATCACGAATTGTTGCAGCATATGTAAATTGAGAAGGACCGTTACCATCTTTACCATCACTAATAATATAACCTACAGTTATTACTGTACCATCCTCTAATTTCTTACCAAATACACCATCACCGAATAATAATTCATATTTTTGGTCTTGTACTTCTTGAATCAAATATGTTTCAGAATCTTTATTAACACCAACAATATTATCAACTAAAGAATATTGTTTGCCCATACCTGGATCAGATGGACCTTTTACATATACAACTATGGTAGAACTATCAATAAATGGATTTTCTAATAAAAATCTTTGATCTAATGATCCATCAACATTAAATGATTGATTAATATATGTACCTTGATATACAGTAATTGGATTATCTAATGTTCCAAAGTTTGCTACACCATTATTAACCGTTGTTGTAATATCTTCTGAAATAGAAAATGTAAACGCTTCATCAGCAGAACTCGCTACGCACACTAGACCCGCCTTTAAGGTCAATGAAGTCGTAGAATAGGTAGTTGGGTCAATATTAACTGGAAAGTACACCTGTGCCCTTGCAGCAGTCCTAGAGCGTGGTACATAACCTATATTCCTTGCCAATGATACAACATTCTCACGTAATACTGCAGAATCTAAGAAAGATTCGTTTACAACCATGTTTGCGTTGAACGCAGTAATGTAAGTATTGTATGCTAAAGTATCAATTAAGACTGAAAAATTAGATCCTTCATAATCAAAATCCGTAAAATCTGAGTTAGCACGGAGATAATCTTTGATTGAGGTCTTAATTTGATCAAAATCTAGATTTGAAAACTTGGTAAAAGGCATTATTATCGTGTTGCTTCAAGCATAAATGTGAATTCTTGTGTCGGAAACTCTTGTCCTATGATATCAAAATATATATTCACCTCAAATTCATTATCATCAGGTCTAGCAATTGCGTCTACCTGTATATTATATACTCTTGGTTCAAAATTCTCTATTGCAGTTTTAATTTCTTTCTGAATTACGGACGCTGTACCAAAATCAACGAATTCAAAAAGACTAGAACGAACATCTGAACCTAAAATTGGATTAAAAAAACGCTCTCCAGGAATAGTTTGCACTATATTCCTGATAGAACGCTTAATCGCATTAGCATTTTTTATTACAGTAAGGTCTTTAGTTACTGGATGTGGCGTAAAAGATAGGTTAATATCCTTAAACGCTCTAGATATTCTCTGTACTGCCATAAGAACATGAGTTTTCTTACGGTTATTTATATGAAATATTAATAATTACTTCAAATCCACCTATTTACCGTAATTTCTATTGAATTATCGTCCATTTCCCACTCTTCAGCGACTTCAAAACCCTGTTTTTTAACAGAATTGTGAATCGACATACGTGCATATTGTTGTGTAACCTTATCAATGAACCTTTCAACCGTAATATTTTGGTTCCAAGTTTCAAGATCAGCAACTAATTCGTATTCATTGTTCATTGGATTCAATCTAAACCCAATATCATTAGAAATAGCAACTTCGGCAGTTACAGTTTCATGCTTAATACCATGAGAACCAGTAACTTTAAGTTCCTGATCCTCTTTAACATCGTATTGAAGGAGTTCTAATGCCTCAACCAATTGAGGTTTTTTCCTTATTTTAGTTTTAATTGTACTAAAATGAGACATCACCAGTCTCCGTATTAATTGTGATGTTTTGATTTAAATCAATATTATAATAATCAGTAGTATATGTTTGTTTATCTAAATCACCTAATTCTAATTCTATATCTTCTGTTATTTTTACACATGCATCTCCTGTAACATTAATAACCTCTTCGGTTACATTACCATCTTGTCTGATGGTATATTTGATAGTTTCTTGTTTTGGCATGATTAGAAAGCGTGGTTGTGGACATCTACATCTCCATGTTGGATGTTATCAATAGCATCAACATGGTCTATGTGTTCAATATGACCGTGATCAATATTTATGTGAGCACCTTTCTCTAGAGCAGTAGCGATTCTTTCGAGTGCTGATGCAATACGATTAGCCTCTTCACTCATGAACCCTGTCCTCTGTACCTTTTACGAGCCGAGTTACGGGAGGTAGAGGCATATTTTGTGTGTTTTCCATTACCTTGACGAGTTTTTTTCGGTGTTGGTTCAAGTTCTTCCCTTCCCCATGCACCAGTCTTTGATTTTGCCATTGTTTAGTCTGTTTCTTGTGTTATTTCAGTGGAGAGTTCATCAGGTTTGGGTGATCCAGTCTGATAGAACTCTATAGATAGGTCTTCCATACGCTCAAAATACTCAAATTGCGTTAAATCGGAAAATAGTGGATGCCCATTTAATAAAATAGAGTACTTATCAGCCATTAGATCACCCTTGTTTTCTCGTGACCAACTCTTACACGAGGGTCGCACCAGATTTCAAAACCTGCTTCCTTCGCATCAAGGCAGAACGACACGTCTTCGCCACACATATCCTGCACTTCGCCTGACTCGAATACCTGCATTTTAGGTGCGAACCAAGGGTAAGGCATTTCTTTGTGCTCAAATACACCTTTCTTGATTAATAACCAACCGAAACCAGTATAATCAACAGTAAAAGGCTTCTTACGCTTAGAAATACTATCAATAGTCTCGTGATTCATAACACCACCACTATTACGGAAGTCTTCTTCCTCTAACCAGTGAGCAACCGAGGTGGTTTTGCCGTCCTCAGTACAATACCAACCAGCAGCGATATCTTGATCCATCAGTACAATTTGATAGAACTTCTCGGTATTGAATACAATATCACTATCAATCCATAGTTGATAATCATAAGGTAACTTACCATCCCAAGGTAATTGATCAGGTCCACGAAGAACGTTCGCACCAAGACACTTACATCTTGCGAAGTTCACCATAGAACTGTAATCCTGAGATATCTGTATACTTGATCCGTTCTGTACTAAGTCAAAACACAATTGTACAAAACTCTTTAGAAATGTGTATGATACTCCTCTACCAGGTAAACAGAAAACAACAGTCTTCCCTCTAACTAATTCTTTTGCTTTATCATAATCCCATTCAGGTGCATCACCCTTTTTCGGAGCGTTTGCTTTAACCGTAAATCCTTTAGCCATAATGATTTGTAATTACTATTCTATATTACATCAGAATATGTATATTGTCAATATGAAGGTTCTAAGTCCAACTCTTTAGTATTATCCGTATCTTCTATTAGTGAATATGATAACTCTTCTCTATAATATGAATGAAACAACCTACCCCATATAACATCAAACTCCTCTTCGTTTAAATCTTTGAATAATACCTTGTCTTTTAGATATATGTGAAAGGTCTTAACTATTTGCATCGTTAATAATAACATCTTTATCATCTATAGACCATTGTACCACAGTTTCTTCGTACCATCCCATCTCATTAATAATTGACTCTGGTACTGTTATTTTATATTCATCAGTTACTGGATCGATCTCTATGGTGCCAAAAATATTATCCGAAATTTTTTTCATACTAATGATCAACCTATTTTGCATTATATAGTACTTGGGAATTTTTTAAATATAGACTGGAATATTGATATGCCTTGGGTAACACTTTGTAGACTAGGGGTTCCTTCGGTTTTTAATAACGGGGGGGCATCACCCCCCCTACTGTCCAAATCACGAACTAATGCTTATATACTCTCTACCCTCACACCCTCTGCAGTTTCCAATACTCTCCCAACGCTGTCCTGCTGCAACTTAAGAACCACTTGTGAATTCTTATTTGCTTTGCTTAGACCTAAGAAAGCAGTGATGCCATTATTAGATGTGAGGCGAAGACGTAAACCAGTGTCCACAGTGTGATCACCTTTGCATAATACAACCTTACGTGAGGTTGACCCCTTACCCTTTACCAACTCCGCAACGTACCCATCATTTAAAAGACGAACTGATTCAATTGCCTCATGCTCACAAATATACATCTTATCCGTGAGGGTGTCGGTGATGACCATTGCCATGTTAGAATTAACGTTGATCAGTTGATCCTGTAACCACACAGTCAAATCATCCGACTGTATAGAATCCAAACCAACACGGCAAAGGTTGGCAAATGATTCTCTCATGGGTTCGACTTGTGACGCTGCCTGATCAGTGAATCTATAGGAAGCAACCTCAGATAAGAAATCCTGGAACTGCTCACGGTTTGTGAGTGCTTCAACTTTGGAAGTGTTCACCCAGTCAAACGAACCGTTATTGATTCCTTTCTTATGCTTGATGCTGATCTTCTTAGATCCTGCAATTGCGTCTGCTTTATTCTTGGTGCCACCTAAGTGGGTTACCTGCTCATTAAAAATCCCACGCTCATTAAGAATAGCAATTACCTCATGCTCATTCTTAATGCCGTGGGTGTGAGTTGAACCGTCTGTTTTAAAAGTCATTTGTTTGTTTGTGGTGGGGTAACGTGCTCACCCCTTTACATTCTTAATTATACCAGACTAAGGGACGTAATCCAGTGTTCATAACAATTTCTTAATATTATGCCCCCACTCCCATTTTGAAGTTGGCATAACTGAATTCTTCACGGTCAACTAATTTCCATGATCCACCAGGTGTGTGCATCACGTATCCTTCAGAATCTATGCGTTTGCCATCAATGTATGCTGCAGGTCCGCCACTGTGGTAAGATAGAAAGAGGGCATCTTCTTTTATTTGCTTAACTGCCAACCATAAGCGGATCAACTGCGGATTCTCCCATTCAGTCGGGTCTACTTCCAAACCTTCACGAATATGTTGATTAAGCAAACGCTTCACAGTGGCAGCACCCTTAGCAGTTGGGAAAATCAACCCACGTGCCAGCAATGCTGCCTCCGCTATGCTATCTTCTAACCCTGCGAAATCTCCGAACGCTCTTGGCATGATCCACTTCACAAAATATGATCCGTCAGGGTTGGTGGCAGGAAAATCACTAAAGGATTTTATTGGTAATGCTGTGGCATCCCTTAGATCATCGGTTGCCAAATACTCAGTGTGAGGTGCCATGATGATCTCCTCTGCCACAGGTTGACTGAATGAATAGGTTATGGTATTAGGGGTGTAATCACACTCACCCCCAAACCCTATAAAATCACCCTGAAATATTCGGTCTGTATGTGGCAGGTTACACAGGCATGATCCTAAGATCATTTCAAGGGGTGTGCCCCTATACCATTCTCTTATCTGTTCTTGGGTTTCGCATATCCTAATTTTCTTCTTATTAAAAACTGACTTCGTGCCTACAAAGAAATTACCAGTGGCAGGGTTAGTGCCCCACACAATGGCAGGTGCTCCGTCAAACTTAACTGAAAGAC